CCCAAGCATTAGACTTGCCGCTTTGCTTGTCCAGGTCAATGCCTTGGATTGCTGCTAAAAACTTCTTCTCGTTATAGTCATTTTCACGTTTTGCATTTAGCGTAGCTGCTAGCTCTGGCATAGACAAAGAAGTTTCTAGCTCTTCATAGTCTTTCCAGATACCAAGCAAAAATAGTTCTGCCTCTAGTTCTGCCAACTTCATTTCATCCCAAGAAGCACCAGACTCTTTGTCTATTTTGTTTTCTTCTTTTTCCTCTTTTTTAAGGGATATGCCAGCGGCTACTTCAAGAATTCTGTAAAGTGTATCTAGGTCAAAGCTGTCTTCTACATCTGCGACTGTCTGTATCATGGGCAGATACTGCTTCATAGATATCCTTACACACTCTGCTAGAAACAGCATATACTCATCTTGAGATTTTGCATCTTTAAGAGACTTAAATATGTCCATAAATTCTCTAAGATATTTAATCTTAAGGGGGCTAATATATATAGATACACCGTCAATAGTAGTGACAGTGTCGGACTCGTAAACTTTAGTGGCCATACTCTATTATAGCAAACTGCCTCAAAAAGATTTCTCCTTTTGAGGCAGTTTAATATTTAATTATATGATGCTATTAGCTAGGCTGATTGTCATAGCTCTTAGCACGGTCAACGATCTTTCCATATGAGCCAGCAGTTGTGTCACTTGGAAGCAAACGGAACGAAACCTCAAACATTGTAGGCTCGTCACGCTTTGCAGACACTGTTACGTTCTCAATAGAAAGTGCACGATATGCCATGTATACACGCTCGATTGGGTCAGCTGGGTCACAGTCGCCTGTTCCAGGACCGACTGCAACTAGACCACGCTCAACTGGGCACTCGCCAATGTCACCTGCGGACAGGGAAAGGGTTGTAACTCCAGTAGCGGCTGTCAAGTCGTCGCTCTGGCCAGCAAGAGAGAACAGCAAGTTCTCTAATGTAGCCTCAGCAAATGCGGTATTCAGGTTAACCTGCATACCCTGCTTGTATAGCTTAGCAACGTCTAGAACCTGGTCTACCTGAACCTCACCAAAGTCAGGCTGGAAGACTAGCTCAAGTCCGTTCATCGTGTAGCCAACATTACGGAAAGAAGCATCGTCACCCGTAGGGGTGTAGCTCTCTAGGGTGTCTGCATAGAACTCGTCACCAACAAACGCTGGAATCTCACCATCTGTGAGAACCTTGCTTGCGGTAAACAGCTGTGCAGCACCTACGATAATGTTAGTAGAAGTACCACGTGTTGCCATATTATTCACCTCTTTTTTCTATAGAATAAGTGGGCGTGTTTCCTCAAGATACAGTATACCACCGATTTATAAAAAACTAAGATTTGTGCCAGTCGTAATCAATAATTATTTTGTTGCCAGCAAAAGTACGTGCTGTGCCAAAATCAATAATGTCTCTGGTTTCTTCTAGCTGATAAATTTTGATTTCGTGAAAGTACGGCATTAAAAAGTCTACATTATCTATAGTTTTTGTTTTTCTAGTTTGATTAAACTCTTTAACAAGAACATCTGCTCCGTTTGGTAATCCATCTATCCAAGCATTAAGTTTTTGTGCAGACTCATCTCCGCCATCTAAAAGATCCTGAAGAACCTGGGTTGTTTCTATAAGTGCTACTGGGTCTCCAGATGTTTTATAAAAGTAATAAAGAAGCTGCTCCGACTTAATGTGAGGGAAAGCTCGTCGCCTCATTTTAAACATTCTGTCATATACAGCAAAAAGGCCATTATTTTCTGTTGAGGGAAAGCCTTGAGTTAAGGTCTCTACATCTGTAGGAGTTGTGGGAAAAAACGGTATTGTCAAGTCTCCAATTTGGCCATTAAAGGGGTTGTCCCGAAATTCTTCTCTTACCTTTTCCTGTAAATATTTATTAATAAATACTGGTGGATAGTATATGGCCATTAGCTAATCACTCCTGCGTTTGCAATCCAGCGGTATCCAGTCTCATACCCTTTTGACTTTCCCATAGACTTTCCAGCTCTAAGGTTTTTGCTATATACTGTTGGACTTTTTAAGTAATTAATTATACCACTTGAATTCAAAAAAGCTTGTGTAAAGTATTGGTTTATGAAGCTATCGAACGCCCTCTGAAAACCGCCTTGGGCTGCATCTCCACCTGGATTACGAACGGTAACTGGTGCTTTTGTAAACACCTCTTCTCCATTGTCATCAAAAACCAAAACCCTGGCTCTTACTGGCCTAATGACTACTGGGATTCCCTGCTCCATAATTCTTGCCTTGTCATAAAATGGTACGTTAGAGCCATTTTTTACAGAAGTAGATTGTCTAAAACTAGATCGAATGGATAGCCCTAAATTACTAACGGTATAATTTATGTCAAATAATCTTGCTTTTGGGCTTCCCACCTGGTCCCACTCATAAACGTGATGCAACATTTGGGGGTCTACCCTAGCCATTGAATCTACATATTGCCTAAGTGCTTCAATAGTTCCTTGACCCAAGTTGTTTAAAAAAGCTTGTTTGCCAGATCTTGCACCCTCAAGAAACCCGATTGAGTAGTTTATGATATTGTTCATGTCTTTCATAAACTGCTTGGTATCGTAGTTTGTTTGCATTATACATCTGCCGCCTGATTTTCAGAACGTCTGATTACAAGCTTGTGATACTCTACGCTACCGAATGGCCCAACAATAGGCTCCTGTGTTGCTATTTCAAAAATAGTTGGCTTGCCAGATCTAGGGCCAGATGTCTCTGTATAGATACAATTTTTTGCTGCATCACGGACATTTGTAATAATAACATTGGTGATTGCATTACCTTCGCTAAGCTTAGATACTCGAATATCTGAGCGTGTTCTTCCAACCAAAATTACATCTTTAGTAATGTTAACATTTGGCTTAACTTCTTCTTTGCCAGCAGTCCCAGTTCCAGAAAAGCTACAAGCAACAGTTTTATCTAAAATCCATTGCTTCGTTACGTTTCCGTATGCAGATTGCTCAACTACTGGATAGTATACGTCTGCTAGAAGTGGGTAAAGAAAGTCCGTAGTTTCACAGTATACTGTTGACATTATAAGACTCCAAGCGTTTGAATTGCCTTTGCATGCTTGGAAAGAATCTTATCTACAATGATATTGCCTGTGCCCTCAAACATACCCCTGTCAAACTGAATCTTAAACTGGTCAGTATTGTAGCTAGAAGCATAACGCTTATAGTATTCGAGCTTGCCACAAGCAAGGTCTTCAACCAAAAGCTCTGTGGCTCTCACAATATCAGGCGGAATCATCTTGTATCCAGACTCTACAATAATTGTATAATCAAATGTTCTAGGGAATCCCCTGTAGTAATAATCAATTACGTTTGTATCTGATGCCGATATTGGAATTATTGTTGAAGCACCCTGGTTTCTGTTGATAGTTCCAGAGTAATACTGCTGAATAGCAGTTGCATCTGCAGTAATCTCAAAAGTTCTTTCGTATGCCTCTTCATCTGAAGAGTCGTACACAAGCTGATTGTTTTCATATACTTTTAAAACTTTTTTAGCGTCAATCCATAGTGGCAGATAGTCTGCACCTAGGCCTGACGTTTCAATAATTTTCTTTTCGTAGTAAAACCCTTGTGTGATAACAGAGTCAATAATTGCACGGGCTACCTGCTCGTTTTTCTTATACTCTGCAATCTCTGAGGCAGTTTCGCCTTTAGTGTTTGGGTCTACGTAAGGCCTTACAACCTGGTAATAGTGCTCGTCATCATAGATTTGTACCTCATAGATGCCGTCGTATTTGGATGGTAGCTCTACGTTTAGAACACCATCAATATCAGAAGTTACGGTAGAAGTAGAAATAGAGAGGTCCGCCAAGTCACGAACAATGACTGGATAGTCAGTTGACGCTTGATCTACGGTGATATCCACCGTAGTATCATATGGCGGTACCCTCAATATTTCCATTTTTTACTTACCGAATTCTTGCTTAACTTCTTCTGGTGTAGCTAGCCTAATGTAGCTACGATCTAGCCACTTGTCTGCAACATTTGCATCAACAATGTTGTAGCCCTTAAGAATTCTTCCGACACCCTCCCAGTAGATGTTCTTCTCTGAGAATAGTGCGACTTTCTCGCCTTCTACAACTGGCTCTTTCTTTGCCTTTGGCTTCTTTTCTGTTGTTCCAGTGCCAATTACGCCATCAGTAGCGATGGTGATTGAAGGCTGAGTCTCTACTGGCTCATCTGCCTTAATTACCTTGTCATCTGCCTCAGCAGAATCTACTGGACGCTCAAACTCTGTGCCGTCCTGGACCATTCCATCTCCGTCACCGTCTGTAGCATCTGGGTTGAAGCCCTCTGGCATCTCACCCGCTGGACGCTCAAACTTGGTACCATCCTGTACCATACCGTCGCCATCGCCATCCGTAGCGTTAGGATTGAATACTTCTCTTGCCATAATTTCCTCCTGAAATAATTATACCAGATAATAAAAAGGAGCAGGAGTTTTATAACCCCTGCCCCCTTAAAGGTTTTGATGAAGATTAGCTGTCAGCAGCTGCGTCAGCAAATGCTACTGCGTCCTCTTCCTCCCACTGAATACCAAAACGTACGAATACGGTGTACTCAACGGTGTCCTTCTTTGGCTTGTACTCACGGTTTACAGTGATGTCACGCTGGAAGCCCCATACACGGTTCTGTGGGAATGTCAAGTCGACATATCCTGTAGGGTAGTAGGGCACCTCCTGAACATCAATTCCGAGAACACGAGTGGTACGTGCACCACCGAAGGTCTGTCCATTACCGTCTAGGTAAGCCTGACGGTTAGCTGGAGTACCTGCTGGAGTGCCAGCAAATGCCTCTGCAATTGCATCGGCAAGTGTACCGTTGTTCTTTACGATACCCTGGAAGGCATCGGTTCCTGCGTAGAACTTAAGGTTGTTCTTAATCGCACGGTACTTGCGTGGCATAGCGAGGATAATCTGCTGCATGACCTCTGGGGTCCATGCGTTGTTAGCAACTGTTACAGCAGCCTCGTGTGCGTCACCATTGGTTGTTACCTTGTTAACGAATCCCTCCATGATGGAAAGGAATGCGTCCGAACCAGAACCAGTACCATTAATGGCAAGGTCCTCGATGTCGTTACCAAAGGCGTTCGTCATTAGACGTACAAGGTGGTCCTCAAGGGCTGCACCCTCAATACCATCTTCGAGGGCCTCAGCTGAGACCTCCCAGTCAAGACGAATCTTCTTTGTTGTTAGCTCAACCTTGGTGAACTGAGCACCAGTGTTGGTGTAGTCACCCGTTGCCTGTGCGGCAGCACGGATAACACGCTCGCCTACGTTAACCTTCTCGAGCTCCATAGTGTTAGCTCGCATAGTTACACGGCGACCATCCTTGGCGAGAACTGTAGCGTCCCATACGTAGTCAATAAACCTACGGGCCTGCTCAGGGCGTAGGATTCCGCTACCTGCATCACCAGAAGGGTTTACAGCGTTAGCACCAGTAGTCACACCAAATTCAGCAGTTGGGATGTTGCCCAGTGTGCTTGCACCTGGATCTGTTACACCACCAATGCCACCAGATGCAAAGGCACCTTCTCCGTTAAATAGACCAGAGTCGTCACCTGCAGCGTCTGGGTTGTTCTTGATAATCTCTTCCGACATATTGTCACCTCCTAAGTGATTTGCTTATCGAAATAAGTCGGCAGTTTTGAGGAAACGACCGCCCCATAGGGATTGCTCAGACTTTTCAATCTGAGTTTCCTGAACGATCTCGCCAAGATCGCCAGATTTGCGGAAAGCTGTGTCGGCAACTACTGCGTCTACATTCTTTCCAAGTTCGTTTACGTCACTCTTTGTTGCCGAAACATCGTTCTTTACAGAAGCAATGTCTTCAGTAACTGTTCCAAGTGACTTCTTTATTTCAGCAATCTCGTCACTGAGTGACTTTACGACTGCTGATAGATCGCTAAAGGCTGATGTAAT